CTATCCAAAGCAATAGGAAGCTTAAATGATAAGCAAAAAACTAAAGTATTTGATAATGGAAATAATTGGGTAAATATGGAGATTATGTATCCAGCATCTGCAAATGTAATTAATTATGATGCTCCTTATTTACAATTTCATAATGTGTTAAAATACGAAAACGGATCGCCGGTTGGAAGTGTTTCTGATGGAGCAAGAATTTTATCAGGAATGATAACTCAAGTTAATCAAAACGTACAAAAAAGCTTTTCGGTTATCGGGCCGCATGTTTTAAAAGTAAATCCCCATCAAGATTTTGCTCAACGAAAAGGATATTTCCATGGTAAACTTAATAAATTAATGTCTACTCTTGGTATGAAGGACAGTAACACATTCGCAGAATATCATCAAGCTTGGTGGGAGCGATTCGTTGATAAAACCTTCCCTGGTATTGATAATACAATTAAGATGGGTTTAGTTAAAAGATGGGCATTTAATGATAAGTCATTTAGATTAAATGGTAAAACAGTTCCTGATAAAGATTTACTAGATAAAATCAAAAAAGAAGATAAAGTAAACGTAGTCAGTCAAGTAAAGAAAAATATGCTACCTTTCGAAACTTTGTTTTTTGAACTAGGTGCTGAAGTATTAAAGAACGCTGAAGGGTTTTTAGCAGCAAACCCCGATAAGGCAGTTCAGGCAATAAGAAAGCAAGTTGCATCAGCAATCAAGGATGTAAGAAAAGGAGGTGATCTTAAAAAATTAAATAAGGTTAAAGACCAACTAGCAAAAATACAATCAATCGGCGGTTTCGACTCAATCGTACCATCTGAGGGGTTAGTTTTTATATATAAAGGAAATACATATAAATTAACCGGCGCCTTCGCTCCGGTGAATCAAATCACAGGTTTAATGACATTTTAATCATTTTCCTTAATATTTATATATAATACTAAAAATCAAAGTTACATGGCAAAAAGCAAAGCAAATAGCAAACTCAAGAATGTTCAGGCCGTCAGGCAAATGTTAGACGGGACACATAAATTTCAAACAAAAAAAGTGTTTGGGTTTACAAAGAAAAAAGATCAGGTTAAACGTGAAATAGGAGATATATGGACAGTAACCGATCCAATATCAGGTCACAAGACCACCTGGGAACAGCGAGATGGTTTTAAAGTAAAATGTGGTAAATTACAATCAGTCCGAGATTACCTAAATTCATTTCCAAATTGCCCTAAAGAAACATGTACATGCACAGCTCCAGGTCAAGCTGATAAAAAGATGAAATTGTATCATGGTACGTGTTTGGATTGTGTAGTAGAAATGGAACATAAGATTAGACTTAAAGGTCATGATGAATGGAATTTATACGAACAAAGCAAAATACAAAAAAATGCTAAAGCGTGGCTAAGTCAAGCCGAAAAAGATGTTGACGGTCTCTTAAAAGAATTAGAAAAAACAGAATTTGTAAATAAAGACGGTTCTATAGAAAAATGGGATGGTAATGCGAATAAAGAAAAGCTTAAAAAAGAAATAGAAGAAGGTTTTGAAAAATTTAGAACTGATTTTTTAAGTAGATTTGAAGAAAATAAATAATTTTAAAAATTATAGGATGTGGAGAAAAATAATGAGCTTTAGAGATATATTTAAAGATGACAATGATTACAACGAAAAAAGTATTATAGGATTTTTATCATTTGCCGTTATGGTAATTGCAATGGTAATTGATTTAGCAACTGGTTTCTTTGGTAAGGATTTAGTAATTAATGAATTTATTTATAATTCGTTTGTATTAGTAACCTTAGGGTGTTTTGGAATAGCTGGAGCAGAAAAGATATTTGGATCAAAAAAACAGAAGGAAGAATAATAAAATGTCTCCGAGAAAAACAAATCAACAGATCTTAAATGATTTAATTACAGCTATCGATGATCTAAAATCAAAAATGCCTAACGGGGAACTTGCAACAATAAAATTACATTTGAAATCTATATGTCAAGATCAAACTGATATAAAAGAAGACGTCAGCATGATTAAAAAAAGAATATTAAATCCAGATGGGGGTGTTATCGTAAAAGTAAACAAAAATACAGAAGATATTGAAGAACTCCTGAGCAACACGAAAAGTTTTCTTAAAAAGTGCGATATTATGGAAGCTGATGTTAAAGAATGTAAAAAGTTTAAGACAAGCGCACACAAAGCTTTGTGGGTAATTTACACTGCAATTATAGGATTAGCTACTAAGTTACTATTTTTTAATGGAGAGTAAAATGAAAATAAAATTAAATGAATTTAGGTCTATAATAAAAGACGAAATTAAAAAAGCTTTAGAAGAATTTAAAGTATCCAAAAAATTTCAAAAAGCAGTAGAATTATATCAAAGTTTACTATACCAAAGACAGCAACTCGAAAAGAAACAAAAAGAAGTCGTCGTAAAATTCAGATCAGCTTCACCCGAAGAAAAACAAAAATTAAAACCCGAACTTATCAAACTACATAAAGAAGTTAAATCATTTGAGTCTAAGATAAATAAAGCAGAAAGAGATTACGAAGCCGCCATAACAAATGAACCAGTAACCTTAGAGTAATATGCTATCATATGTAGAAATACTTAATGGATTCATAGGGTTCGATCCAGCATCACCATTAGACATACTAGATATGGGAGCCTCTTTAGGAGGATTGTTCGTCGCCGAAGGCCCTTCTATATCAGGTGGGGTGGGGATAGGAAATAGCGGAAATGTTCTTTTTCAAGCAGCACAATGGTCCGATACCATCGCTGGCTACTACGAAGGAGTTATACCATCATCTATAACAGCAAGAACATATTACGGCGTTAGAGCAGCAATGTATGCTTCAATGATAGCTGCAAACACACCAGGTATGTTTTTAACAGCATTTATGGCTGGATTACAATCAGCAACTACACTCATTGGGGTAGGAATGTTACCTGCGTTCGTTGGAATACCACCACTCACGCCATTATTACTTCCAGCAATAATAGGAGCCATGGCAGCTGGACAAGCAGGTGCACCTGCAGTTCTAGTTTACACATTAATGGCATCAGCAATTCATGCATGGTCCCATACTGGTCTTGCAATCAATACGGTAACAGGAATTACAACAATCTGGATGTAAAAAAAATCAGAAACATATTTATTATTATATAGAATTTAATTAACAAAAGTAGAATTATGTTTAAAAAGATTAAAAATATTGTTTTATGGGTATTTGCCGGAATAGGAGCTATTCTAGGAATATTTTTACTAGCGTCAAAAAAGAAACCAGTAGAGATTGACAGAGAAGAAGCGGCAAATAAACGTGAGGTTGATATTTTAAAAAAACAAATTACAGTTACAAAAGAAACTCGTAAAAAACTCGAAACAGATTTAACTGAACTAAAAACAACAGCCGATGGGAGAAGTAAACAAGTTAAAGAAGCTAAGAAAGCTGTTAAGAATTTAGATTCAAAGATTCAAGATTTAGAAAACCAATTAGGGATTAAATAATGGAATATGAAACTTTTATTACCAGTAATATTTATATTTAATATATTTACAGGATTAAGTCAAACCAACTGCGATTCGCTTAAATACGTAGATTCTTTAAAACTAGAATTAATTTACAGTTACAAAGACAAGATTACAAAACAAGATACTGTAGTTAAATCTTTAGAGAATAAGATTGTAGCATTAGATGCTATAATAGCTACGCAGGATTTAATAATTCAACAAGATACTATTATGTTTCAAAACTACGATAGACAAATAGAATTGTTAAACAGAAATATACAATTATATTTAGATCACATCCAAAAAACAAAACCTAAGTGGTATGATTCAAAAATGATGTGGTTCGTCGGAGGTGTGGCAACAATATACGCAAGTTCTTTAGTTGTTAAAAACATAAAGTAAAAATGGCCACAAGCAAATCTTTAAAAGATATAATAAGAGACGAGTTTCGGAAATGTGCTCAAGATCCTACATACTTTATGCGCAAGTATTGTCAAATACAACACCCAACGAAAGGAAAAATAAATTTTAATTTATATGATTTTCAGAAAAGAACATTAAACGATTTTAAAGATAAAGATTATAATGTAATTCTTAAATCAAGACAATTAGGAATATCGACATTATGTGCCGGGTATGCATTATGGATGATGTTATTCAGTACAGATAAAAATATTTTAGTAATAGCAACTAAACAAGAGGTAGCAAAAAATCTTGTTACTAAAGTCCGGGTAATGCATGATAATCTTCCTAGTTGGTTAAGAGGTAATACGATTGAAGATAATAAATTATCTCTTAGATTCGCAAACGGGTCTCAAATTAAAGCGACATCTAGTGTTGGGGATTCGGGTAGGTCAGAAGCATTATCATTATTAATTGTTGATGAAGCAGCATTTATTGATAACATCGAAACTATATGGGCTTCATCACAACAAACACTAGCAACAGGTGGTAAAGCAATAATACTATCTACACCAAACGGTACCGGTAATTTTTTTCATAAAGTATGGGTAGATGCTGAAGCTGGTAGTGAGTTTAATCCGATTAGATTACATTGGTCATTGCACCCAGACAGATCACACGACTGGCGAGATAGGCAAGATGAGTTGTTAGGACCTAAACTAGCAGCGCAAGAATGTGATTGCGACTTTATAACTTCAGGTCATTCCGTAATAGAAGGGGTATTATTAAAATGGTATGAAGAAACTTATTGCTGCGACCCAATCGAGAAACGGGGGTTTGATGGGAATTATTGGGTCTGGGAACCCACAGATTATTCAAAGAATTATATAGTAGTAGCTGATGTAGCCCGCGGTGATGGAGGAGATTATTCAGCATTTCATGTTATAGATGTTGAGTCATTAACTCAAGTGGCAGAGTATAAAGGAAAAATTGGAACAAAAGATTATGGTAATATGCTAGTTAATGTAGCTACTGAATATAATGATGCTCTATTAGTAATTGAAAATGCAAATATCGGTTGGGCCACAATACAACCGGCAATCGATAGAGGGTATAGAAATTTATTTTATTCAGCTAAAGACTTATCCGTTGTTGATGTTCAATCGCAATTAAATAACGGATACGATTTAAAAGATAAACATCAAATGGTCCCTGGGTTTACTACAACATCGAAAACTCGACCACTTATAATATCAAAATTAGATACGTTAATGAGAGAAAAAGCTCCTATCATAAAATCAAAAAGATTAATAGATGAGCTGTTTGTTTTTGTTTGGAAAGGTAGTAGAGCAGAAGCTCAACAAGGATATAATGATGATTTAGTAATGAGCTTCTCCATAGGCCTTTGGGTGAGAGATACCGCATTAAGATTAAGACAAGAAGGAATCGAACTGAATAAAAGAACTCTTAATCATTTTTCTAAATACGAGGGCGTCCAAACTAATGATAACATACCCAAAAATAACCCATGGACTATGAAAGTTAATAATCAAGATGAAGATTTAAAATGGTTACTTTGATTTGGAATTCTAAAGAATTTTTCGTATATTAATGATATTTATATAATAATACTCAAAGACAGTAGATATGGCAGACAAATCGATATTTAGTAGGTTAAGAAGACTTTTTTCATCTAACGTTATAGTAAGACGTGTTGGTAAAGGAAAAGGATATGTTCTAGACACAGATCACTTACAATCATCAGGTAACAAATCATCATTTAGTGATAGATTTACTAGATTACATGGTGCGAAAGGATACAACTCAAATTACAATCAACAATATAATTACTATTCATCTAAATTAGAATTATTTTCTGATTACGAGGCAATGGATTTAGACTCAATCATTGCTTCAGCATTAGATATATATTCAGACGAATGTACATTAAAAGATGAAGAAGGACATTTATTAAGAATCACTAGCGAAGATGAAAATATAAAAAAGATTTTACATAATTTATTCTATGATGTTTTAAATATTGAATTTAATTTATGGCCCTGGATTCGTAACATGTGTAAATATGGTGATTTTTATCTTAAATTAGATATACAAGAAAATATCGGCGTCGTGAATGTAGTTCCATTATCAGCATACGAAGTTCAAAGAGAAGAGGGATTTAATCCCGACAACCCATATGAAGTTAGATTTTTATACGAAGGGCCTGACGGTCGCCTGTATTTAGAAAA